CGGGCGTGCGGACTGTCGCACCCCTGGGATGGTGGCGGGCCGACTGAGCCGAGAGCAGATGTAATCCTCTATGGCGGGGCAGCCGGTGGTGGCAAAAGCGATGCGCTTCTAATGGCGGGGATTGTAGCAGGGCTAACGTATCCAGGCATAAGTATTGGCTACTTTCGCCGGGAGTTCCCCATGCTTGAGGGGCCAGGCGGAGCTATCATGAGGTCTCACGAGCTTATGAGTGGCTGGGCGAAGTGGCACGGCGGACAGCGCCGGTGGACGTTTCCGACCGGGAGTATTCTTCAGTTTTGCCACTGCAAGGCCGAGGAGGATGTATACAACTACCAGAGCCAGCAGTTTGACATCGTGTTGATTGACGAGGCCACGCAGTTCCTGAGAAGTCAATACAGATACCTTCGCACCCGGAACCGGGCCACAAAGCCGGGCGTGACGCCATTTATGGCCCTGGCAAGCAATCCCGGCAACGTGGGGCACCTTTGGGCACAGGCGGAATTCATAGATCCCGGCCCTCCTGAGGTTGTCCACGAGGTGGAAGTGGAGCCTGGTGTATATGAAAGACACCTCTTCATCCCGGCCCGGCTGAGTGACAATATCATCCTGGAGCAGCGTGACCCCGGCTACAGAGCAAGGCTGGAGGCACAGCCGGAGATTGTCCGGCGACAGCTATTAGAGGGCGATTGGAGCGTGTTCGCGGGGCAATATTTCACGGAGTGGCGTCCCGACATACACGTGGTGGAGCCTTTCGAGATACCGCACTGGTGGCGCCGATTCCGGAGCCTGGACTACGGGCTGGATTGCACGGCCTGCTACTGGTGGGCGGTGGATCAGTCCGGGCGGTGCTATATCTACCGGGAGCTGTATCAGCCGGATCTGATACTGTCGGAGGCCGCCAAGCGCATCAGAGAGCTAACCCCGGCGCACGAGCACATCGACTACACCGTGGCAAGCCCTGACCTCTGGAACAGACGACAGGACACCGGAGTAGCCGGGTATGAGCTGCTGGTGCAAGCCGGACTTACCGGCATCATCAGGGCCGATGACAGGCGAGTACCGGGCTGGCGGTTGATGCGCGAGTATCTCAAGCCGTACACCGATGAGCAGGGCGTAGAGGTAGCGAGGCTGGCGGTGTTCAACACATGCCACAATCTGATACGCACCCTCCCGGCGCTGATACACGACACGCACAACCCGGAGGATGTGTCGGATGCGTGCGAGGATCACGGGCCGGAGTCTGTGAGGTATGGCATCATGTCCCGGCCTCCCCTAACTGTGGAGGAGGAGGAGCGCGAAAGGCGTAGGAAGTGGAAGAAAGAGCGGACAAAACCCGTAATAAGTGAGATAACAGGCTATTAGGAGGCTGTAGCATGGATATACAGCTAACCGACATGATAATAGAACCAGGGATGGCGCCGGAAGCGGGGCACGACCATGACGCAAGACAAGAGAAGACTGCCGAACTCCTTCAGCGGTTCGAGTATGCCGACTCATGGCGCAGTCAGTACCACGATGTGGCAACTCGATGCTATCAGCTATACGTAGGCTGGCGCAAGGCACTCTCTGAAGAGCAAAAGGGGCGGTCGAACCTGCACATTCCCCGAACGTATGAGGCCGTCGACACCTGGCGGGCTAGGCTTATTAAGAGCTTCTTCGGCGTGAGCCGTCCATACATCGATTTCCTCCCATCCCCGCGGGGCGCAACTCCTGAGACGATGGAAGCGAATGAGGTCAAGGCGCGCCTGGCCGCGGCCTTGGTGGATCAGCAGCTGGAGCGGAATAATGTGGTGTCGGTGTTCTACGACTTTATAACGTCGATGCTTATCTTCCCCGCTGCCATACTTGGCGTAGGGTGGCGATATGAGAAGCGCATGATCCGGACACGGGAGCCGGTGATTGAGATAGTGTATAACCCGATGGCCGGAATACCGGAGCCTACGCCTATGGTGACAGGGTGGCAAATAGTGGAGCGTGAAGCGGTGGTGTGGGATGATAATGAGCTTGTCAATATAAACTTCTTCGACTTCTGGCCCGATCCGAGGGGCCGAGACGTAGATTCCTGCCGGTTCGTGTTCCAGAGGGAGTGGTGCACTCAGGAGCAACTGGAGGAGAAGTTGCGGGTGTTAGAGGCTGCCGGAAGCGGTGAGGTGTATCCCATCGACTGGGAAGCCTTGCGAGGCGCACAGGGCGAGCTACATGACGGCGCATGGGAGCTGATGTCTAGCGTGGGGCTGACTCCTGAAGCGTCTGACGGCTACTGGCCGAAGGAAGGTGCCAAAGGACACCTGTTTGAAGTGCTCCACTATTGGGAGGATGAGCGTCACGCAATCCTGGTCAACCGCAAGCAGCTAGCGTATGACGGTGAGAATCCATACTGGCGCCACGGAAAGAAGCCGTTTGTCGTGGTGAGCTTTGAGAAGCTCCCGAATCAGATATTCGGCATGAGTGCAGTGCAGCTCATTGAGCACTTGCAGGCCGAACTAAATACCCACAGAAACCAGCGCATAGACAACGTGAGCCTGGTACTGAACCGCATGTGGATAGTCAGGCGAGGCATCGACGAAGAGCAACTAATCTCACGTCCTCATGGCATCATCGAAGTAGATAATCCGCAAGGCGATATTCAACCACTAGTCACCCCAGACGTAACCGCAAGCGCATACAACGAAGAGCAGGTCATCAAACAAGATATGGAGAGCACCCTTGCAACACCCAACGTGATACGTGGCATGGCTCCTGAGAGCAGGGAGACTGCGACGGCCACAATCACCCAGGCAAGCAATGCAGCACTTAGGTTTGATGTGAAGATTTTGTTGTTCGATTCTCTCGGCATTCGCCGTATGGCAATGCTAATGGATTGCAACAACCAGCAGTTTATAGATTCTCCCAGGCTAGTACAGCTATTCGGTGACAGAGCAGTCCAAGAATGGCAGATGGTAGAGCCTCATGAAATCATAGGTGAATACGATTATCGACCGGCAGGGGCCTCGACAGACCCGGCCAGCAACAAGGAGCTTCGGCGTCAGCAACTCACACAGGCGCTCGCATTTGCGATACAGACGAATAACCCGTTCATCAAGAAATATGAGCTAACGAGGGAATGGTTGAATTCCTTTGATTTCCGCAATGTAGATAAATTCATGTATTCGCAAGAGGAAGTTATGCAAATGCAGCAGGCAGCGCAAGCGCAAGCAGCTTTGGCGCAGATGGGGCAACCACAGGTTGGGCAGCCGATGCCGGGCATGGGAGCGCCACCCGGTATGATGCCCGGCATAGAACCCCCCACCAGAAGGCATTGGGTAGGAGCGTGATTGAGTGAAGCTCACAAAAGAAGATAAGGCGAAGTTGTCAGCCCTTGCACATAGTGAGGGCTGGCTGCTTATAGAGGGGCTTGCAAGAGAGGCCCTCGCATCCATAACCAGACGGCTCCAGGTTGAGCGCTTCGACGACCTCTCCGATATTGCCCGCCTCCAGGGTGAGATAACGGGCATGGAACGAGTGCTCAGCTATGTGAACAACCGGCTGGACAAAGAAAGGGGTTAAGACGTAATGGCAAATGGTATCTTCGATGACGACCTGCTCGAACTCGACGAGTCCCCGGAAACCGGACAAGACTTTGAGGAGCAGGCGACAGGCCCGGAAGGACAACCTGAAGGACAACCTGAAGGAAGTGCCGAGGACACAAGCAAGGAACCGGAACAGACAGAAGGCGAACTGTTACTTGGAAAGTTCAAGAGTGTAGACGACCTGGTCAAATCCTATCAGGAGCTTGAGCGGAAACTTGGTTCACGGGATGAAGAGAAAGAGCAGCTGAGACAGCAACTCTACATGTTGCAGGGGTACTTGCAGGCGCTGCCCCAAATGGGACAACAGCAGCCGACGCCTGAGCAGCAGCAAGCAAAGGACGAATATGACGAGTTACTTGCAGAGTTTGAGCAGCTATATCCCGGACTGACCAAGGCGCTGATCAGGCAACAGGAAAAGGTGCTGTCAGAACGGCTACAACAGATTGAGCAGAAGTTTGGTCAGGCGGTAGCACCAGTGCAACAGTTCATGATGCAGGAGTATTTCAATAGGCAAGCCCTGGAGCTTGCAGCGAAATACCCCGACTTCAAGGACTACGCACAAGACATGATGCAGATTTACCAAACTCAGCCGATGCTTGCAGCTATGCCGGATGGCATGGAAACGGCGTACCAGATGGCGAAAGCGAGGCATATAGTAGCAGCCTCTCAGACAGCACAAACAGAGGCCGGCAAAGCAGCAGCGAGGCTGCCAGGTAGTAGCGGTGCAAGGACTGCCAAGCCACAGGATGCTGAGAAGGCGTTCCTAGCGGACATTTTCGGTAGCGGTGAACCAACAGGAATATTCGATGACTTATAGCGGTTAGGCAAAAGAGCCTACCGCTAATTTATTAGGAGGTGTATCAAATGGCGGTAGGGCCAGCAAGTATATATGATATTTCAGCAATGAGAAAGCGTTTTGATGTTAACAAAGAAATAGCACAACTGGTACCGGATGCTTCTCCGTTTGCCGTGTTTATGATGAGGGCGCGGAAGAAGGTCGTAGACTCGGAGAAGTTTTACTGGTATGACGAGGAACCAGCACCGTGGTGGACTACGTTCAGCACAGCAGCGGAGCCACTCGCTGCAGATGCTACTGAGATAGTCCTGGCTGATGTAGCACATATCAGTGCGAAAGACATACTAAAAATCACCGAAACAGGTGAGCAGCTGTTTGTTACAGCCGTAAACCGAAACACAAAGACTGTTACCGTATTGCGGGGCTATGGCTCAACGAACGCTGCTGCTATTGCCCAAAGCGGCATCCCGCATTACATTCTCAAGCTCGGCAACGCAATGGAAGAGAACTCCCTTGCTCCTGAGACCAGGGTAGACCAGCCGACAGAGCGCTATAACGTCACTCAAGAGATTAGGACTCCGTTTGACGGCTCGCTAAGGGGCGAGAAGATTGCCCTCAGAACCAGCGAGAGTGAGCGCAAGAGGCTGAGGCGGAGGAAGGCGCTGGAGCACCGGTTGGAATTGGAAAGGACAATGCTATTCGGTGAGCTGAAGGACGACATTCCAGCGCGACGGCGCACCACAAGGGGAATCATGTCCTTTGTGGAGGAGGGCGGTAACGTCTATGACTTCCAGGGGAACCGAGTCCTCACCGAAGAAGAGTTTGAACTGGTGTGCGAGATGGCGTTCCAGTACGGCAGCGACAAGAAGCTGCTTGTAGCGTGTCCGCGCATCATCAGCCAGATAAACCAAATCAGCGCCGGGAAACTGACAACCGAGGTAGGACAGAGGACATACGGAGTTCGCATCCAGAAGTACTTGAGTGCTCATGGCGAACTCAACATAGTAGTGTCCAAGACCTTCTCACATGGGTATGATGGTATGGGATTGATAGTGGATATGAGCCATATCTACTACAGACCGCTTGTAGGATGTGATACCAAGCTGGACATCAACCTACAGGAAAACGACCGGCATGGTTGGCTCGATGAATACTGGACGGAGTTTGGCGTCGAAGTCCACCTGCCAAAGGCACATACTCTCATTAAGGGAGTAGCGAGAAGCCAGAACGCGTAGCTAGACTGAGGGGGAGTCATCCCCCTCTTCTTATCATTTAGGAGGTGCAGAAATGATATTTAGGACTCCACATTATAACCTGGTAATGGTAATGGAGCCTATGACAAAGGGGTCTCCTGGCAGACGCATAAGGTTTCAGGATGGAGTCTATGTAACAAGCTCCAAAGAGGAGATAGATTTCATCAAACAAAGCAGGTCGTTCGGTGTAACCATATTTGCCGATGAGGAGCAGCCGAAGCCTGAGGAGCAGCCGAAGCCTGAGGAGCAGCCGAAGCCTAAGAGGTCGGCAAGACTCCAAGAGATACTGGATAGTTAGGCAGGTGGTGATAATATGGATGCAAGGATAGTAGACGGTAGGAAAATAGCGAGGGTGACGGATGACGGCAAGCTAAAGGTCTTAGTGCATGGACGTGACGGAGACAATCTAGTGCCCGGAGACAATCTAGTGCCGGTTAAGGTGAGTGAAGACGGCTACTTGATGCTTGCTACTGATGTAACTGTTGAAGGCGTAACCGTGGACTTAGGCACTGTGGAGTTGAACCAGGGTGCACCCGGTCAAAACCCGTGGCCGGTTACACTATCTGGCACGAAAGTGGTAGAAAGTGCCCCTGTTACTGGAATCAAGACTGTAACAAGCACCGTGGCGGAGGTGTTTGCTGGGTCCAGTCGGAAGGCCAATAGAAGCAAGATCGTTATCCGCAACCTTCATCAGGCGGTTGCGATCCGCATTGGTGGAAGCAATATAACGGACACTATCGGACAGTCCTTAGAGCCAGGGGCTTCTGTCGAGATAGACTTTAGTCCGTCAACAGCAGTGCCTATTTACGCTGTTTCTACTGCGGGAAATGTTTCTGTGGAGGTGCTAGAGGTATGACATATCAAATCACAGATATGGGCAACGGAATCCATCAAATCCAGGTGAGTTTTTCAGACGAAGGAGTTGCGTTAGAGGGAGAAACGACCGTAAAGGGAACTCCCGAGGATGCCGAGCGGTACGTTTCTGTCTTCGAGCGAGACCTACGCACTAATTACGCCCATATATTCCCGCAACCAGAGCCGGAAGAAGAGGGGGAGCTAGACGATGAGATTTATTAGTGGCAAGTACACAAGCGGAGAGCTTTTGGATAACGTTCGTGCGGTCGAGGACTGGATTACTAACCATTTCGTGGAGCGTGGCCCGGTGAGTGACGAGGCGCTAAAGAGCGACATGTCCAAGAGACTTTTGGACATCAGCTTCGGACGCAACGACTGCATTTTCGATGATCAGGGCAACCCTTCGATCATGGTACGGATACCCGAAACACGACTCAACGTGCTGGATTCCAGCTGGGGCAATGCTTTGCACCCCGCTTTTATTGTGAATAACAGTGCAGTTTCCGAACTTTGGCTGGGGAAATATCCTGCTATCACCGTTGGTTCAGGGGCATCCCAGCGCGCCGTGGTCTTGCGCAGACGTGACCCACGGGCATACGTCACGTTCGACCAGGCGCTCACTGCCTGTAAACAAAAAGGTGCAGGTTGGCACCTCATGACTAACGCCGAGTGGGCTCTAATCCTGAATTGGTGCAAGGCAAACGGATTCTGGCCACGTGGTAACAATAGTTATGGACGTGATTATTCTAGGACTGCGGAGCATGGCGAGATAAGCTATATCTACTCCGGAACCACCGTTGGGCGCACAGCTACCGGGACAGGTCCTGCGACGTGGAGCCATGATGGTACACCCTTCGGCATCTTTGACTTAAACGGCAACGTGTGGGAATGGGTTGGCGGCCTGCGCCTGGTGGACGGCGAGATCCAAATCCTCGAAAACAACAACGCCGCTGATAATACCAAAGACCAGTCTGCTGCCAGCGCAGAGTGGAAGGCCATCATGCCCGATGGTAGTCTTGTGGAACCAGGAACAGAGGGAACCCTCAAGTACGATGCTACAAACGTAGATGGCTCCGGGAACATAGTGTTGGCTACGTCCGTGGTGCATCAAACATCGGGCGACCCTTACGCCAGCACTGTATTCCGCAATTTGACAGCTAGAGACGTGGCTGCGCCAGCACTCCTACACCAGCTGGGCCTGTTCCCAAAAGATACTAATTACGGTACCGGCACAGTTTATATGCGCAACCTTGGTGAGCGTTTGCCGAGGCGCGGTGGCGACTGGGTCTACACGTCCTATGCCGGGGTTCCGGCTCTGGACCTGAGCCTCCCGC